CCATTGAGATAACCAGGTCCTTTGACATACCTGGATACTTATTGCTAATCTCATTAAAGTTCTGAAAACTTTCAGGGGTCAGCGAACCCATCTGTGCGTCGATAAGACGATCAGCAGGAGACTGACGTGTCTTGATAGATTGAGCAATTACGGATTTAATATCAGCCATTAATTAGGCTTCCATCTCGTTGTATGCTTCAACCATCATCATCAACTGACGTGATTCAGGATTTGCTGCTGCCAAAGCACGAACAAAGATAGAATCAGGATTTGGTGTAGTGATAGGAATAGGCTGAGCCTCAATACCACGACCAGGACCAAGTGGAGCACCATCTGACAATGGACGATCTGTTCCTGTACCAGGAGCAAATGCATTAATTGGAGCAGGAGCAGCAGGCATAGCACCTGCAGGCATGCTCATAGAAGGTGTAGGTACGTTCATAGGAGCACCTTGTGCGATGCTAGTTACGTCTGCGCGCTCACCATAAGCGCCGCCTGACATATTCTGTACCTTTGCTTCACGCTGAATCTTCGATACACGTTCTGAGACGTTGTTGTCGGTACGCTTAGCGTTCTTTCCGACACCAGAGACTACTTCATTTACTGCCATTAGTCTTCGTCCTCTTCTAAGTGTTTTCTTACATCTTCTAAAGTTGGTGGTGTTTGCATCCATTCAGGATGAATTTCTTTCATTCCCAAAACACCTAATGAGATTTCAACTGAAAAGCCTGCTTTACGCAAAGCCTTATAGAATTCGTGTAACTCGATAGCGTACTGGTCTAGTTTTGAGTAGTCTTCGTCAACTACCTTCTTCTTCCTTGTAGCCATTTGAATTCCTTATCCTAAGCCTGATAAAATTGTTGCTAGATCAACGGGTGCGCCTTGTTGAGGGGCCCCGCCAGAAGGTTGTCCAGGAGCCGCTGGGGACGGGGGCGCTTGCTCAACTGGGCCTTGTGCGCCTGGCGGAGCCATCTCTGGCTGCATTGGTTGTTCAGGTTCTTCAACCTTAAACACTGCCAGTGCAGCAGCCTCGATACTATCCCCTTTGCGACGACGCTCAATGACGTCGGCAATATTCTGGATAAGTTTAGATGGGTCTTGACCCTGTGCTGCCATCGCTGGAATTGCTTGCGCACTTGCAGTAATTGCTGCGGTCAAGTTATCGCGCATTTTTTCGATCTCAATACGTTGTTCTTCCATTGTGACGTTAACAGCCCATGGTAATTCACGACGAATGAAATCTTTAGATACTAGGTCTGCACCTAATGCCTGTAGAGAGAAGATGAGTGCGCGTGAAGGGTCTAATCCAGCCATCAAGCCATATCGGACTTCTACAGAAGTATCGCCCTTAATGTCCTTGCTTGGCAAGTACTTTAACTCGTACGGTGTGCCTTGCGCTACGCCTCTTACACTCTTCTTTTCATTGAAAAGGAGTTCATCCATTTCAAAGCACAACTTGATAACATCTTCTAGAACCTCAGCAATAACTGTTTGACCAGCCTTGATCTGAGAGTCAAATGCACCAAGTAGTGCCTGGACACCTTGACCAGTGATAACACTTGCGTCAATGTTTCCAGTTCTACCTTCAGGATATCGAGCACCTAAACGCAATTCAGATTGGAGGGCTGATTGCTCCTGGAAAGTAGCAGCGGGAATATCCAAACGGACACGCCCAACACTGTTTGGTTGGTTAGTACGGATGATTGCATCAGGACCCATAGGTAGGTCAAGTACATCATCAGGTACAACCAATGGAGCCTGGATGGACTTTTCAGCCGCTTCCATGGCTAGGTTTGCAAAACGAGCACGTGCTAACTGCACGAATACAACATCATCAAACTGTCCTCGTGGCTGACCATCAATTGAAGGGCGTTCTGCTACGAGAACGGTCATCTTCTTCATCGGGTTCTTTGCACGAGTAAGAACCAAATTCTTGCGTGATGGAATGTACAGGATAATGTCGTTCTTATCCATGTAACGGATTAGTTCAACTTCTTGATTAAGATTCTGCTCATAGCCATATGCGCCTAGGATTAGGTTTGCATACTCTGGGAACTCATTTGCTAGTTCGCCAATTGTCTTGTTGTAACGCTTAGCATAAGCGACAATACGACCAAAACGGTCACGCTCATAGTAAGCACCAATTGGGTCCTCCACGCGGATGCGTGGCATGTTGTTTTCCCAGTCTGGCTCGACGTGGATAGGTAGGAAACCATAGGAGAAGTACTGGTCTGAACCTGGGTACATCTGTGTCTGCAGACGTGAGTGATAAACATAGTTGTTTGCAATCATGCTGCGCTTGTCAGCAAACTCACGTGCACTATCAGATGTAATGTTTGTAGTAGAACAGTTGATTGAAGGTAGCGGTGCTAGAACTTCTGCCAAGTCACGTGCTGCGACATCGATGAAGTTAGCAACCATTGCATGTGGCAGATCAGTAGGAAACATATCAGGGAAGACTTGTGCCATCTCGCCCTTGCGCACCATGAGGATTTTGCCCATGTTCATATCGCGCTCTGCAGCACGATGCTTCATAGCCTCCACACGTTGTGCGATAGTCTTAATCTCTGCCATTGTTATCCTTTATTCGCCTAGTTCATAATCATTAAGGTTTACCATGTAACGAGTACCTTGTTGCCTTGGTGTAGCCCACTTATTTGGTAAGTGAGATTGACCCATACGGGTAGTACCAATGACTTCGCGGGCACGTAGTTCACAGAACCACAGTGCCATTACGCAGTCAGTCTTACCTTTGGTATCAGGCTTCCAAGTAATTAACTGTTGAATCAAAGCCTTAATGCCTTCGGAACCTTCCTGAGAAGGAAGTTCCATCAAGTTATCATCCTGGTGTACGTTGTTACGCATAGTCCCAAAGAGACCTGACATAGCAGCAACACCAAAACCTATGTCCCATTTGTTCTTACCAGTAAACTGGCTAGAGAACTTCACACCATTTGAAGCAAGGTAGTTACGCAAGACTTCATCTAGCGCATATGCTTTCTGGTGCGCATTAGTTTCAATGCGGAGTTCTTGTGGACGATACTTCTCCACCCACGACTCAATCAGATTCTGAATCTTCTGAGGAGTAGGTTCTTGCATATTCTCCACATCGAGAATGTAGCGTTTTCTTGTCTGACGGTCAACCGTCATAATAACAGCAGCGGTATTACCACTCATCGCTGGGTCAAGGCCCATTACGGTATACCACTGACCTTGCTCCTGAGGATGTCCAGGAGTGCCAGGCTTTAGAGGTCCGCGCTTACGCATCCTATTGATTGAACCTTGGACACACGTAGGCGGAAAGATGGAATCTTCTTGGACGTCTTGTTGCTGATAAACCAGTGCCCACGCACTTGGAGATACTTCAGATCGTCTGCGAAAGAGCGCTGGCCCATTCCACTTAGGGTACAGACCATCATCATCTGGAAGAACGTCGTCTTCCGAACCTTCCCAAGGGACGTTAGACTTTGGCCACAGGGTAACCCATTTGTCGGGATCATCATCATACTCCAATACGGCTGGCATAGACATGTATGTGAACGGAGTCTTACCACCAGTCCAGTGGTCGGGGTTTCTGATCTCACGGTATAAATCATTTGAGGCGATACGGGTACCTACGATAAGCAGTTTACCAGCATCACCAAGACGGGTTACAACGTCTCGCTGCAACCACAGAAGTTGCTTTTCCCATTCGTGAGCGTTAGATGTAGTAACAACGTCGTCAAGAATGATAAGGTTAGAACGAGCACCAGTGATCTGGCCGCCCACACCAAGGGCCTGAACCGTCGGGTCCTTTTCGGTGGAGTCACGGCTGAGATAGATGCGGTCTGCTTTCCAGGTATCTGCATCTTCTTTCCATCCCCCAGCAGAACCATAGATGGCCTGCATTTTAGCCCAGCGTTCATGAGACAGGCGCTGCTTGATTGAGTACAAGTACTCCTTGGCGCGTTCCTGAGTCTTAGACACGATAGTAATCTTGATATTCGGGTCCATGGCAATCCGATACACACAGTAGTTGACCGTGATTACGGTGGACTTGGCATGCTCAGGCGGCACGTTCAGAAGCAAACGCTTGCTGCTTGCCTTCTCATAAACCATGGAAGGATGCATATAGGACGGATCACGGCCCTCAAGGATATCAATCCAGGAGCGGTGATGGTCAAATATCGGGCTATCCAAGAACTCCTTTGAGAACTCTTCAAAGCCGATCTTAAACTTAGCGTCCCCTGAGACGATGGAGAGGGTTTTTTCTCCCTCAGTTCGGGCCTTCTCTAGGGCCTTCATGAACTGCTCGTCTTTACGCCAGTCCTTCATGACATCAGGCTTACGATCAGCCCTTGCTATGGCATCATCTAAGGACAGCCCTTGCCGTACAAAATCTAATACCTTTGCCTTAGCCTCTTTTAAGGCTTTGACGTTATGGTGTTCCCCACCTTTTCCCGCTGCCATTAACTCTCCTTATAAAACCCATATATAAAACCCCTTCGCTCGCGCGTTAGCGCGCTCGCTACCCCCTGGGTTCGTGGATGGCCCAAAGCCATCCTCACTCCGTTCGTCGGCATCAACCATCCACTCACGGTTAGATAGACTCACTTAGTTGTAGTCGTTCGTCTATATATATACTAACCCGTTCAAAACGGAAAAACGAACGCACTAAAGTGCAAAATGTGACGGAAGTCACCTAGTAAATGGGTATAAATATGGACATATCGGTACACGGGAGCCCAAATACTGGAAAAATATTTTTGGGCGATAGTGTACATATAGACGGGACGGATATTACAAGCACTGGGGTCGCCAAAGCGACCACGAAAGTCTTTGAGCGTTTAGGTAGTACCTGTC